GGTGTAGGCTCTGGTGGCGCTTCTGATTCAGGGGTTGCTTCCGGCGCAGGTGTTTCTTCTGGCTTCGGTGTATCTTCCGGCTTTGGTTCAGGGGTAGGTTCTGGTTTAGGTTCTTCAGCCGGTGCGGGTTTAGGCTTCTTGGGCTTCCTGGGTTTTCTTCTTCTAACTTCGATAGCCTCGTCTATACCTTTAGCAAGAGATTCTTGCACCGCATCAGGATTGGCCGGTATAACTACTTGGGAATTCTCTAACAATTCCTGCTCAAGAAAAATCCTGAACGGAGTTGCCTTTTTAGGTATGTTATATTTTATCCGTGCTTCTGCCTGTTCTTCCTCTGTCATTTCATTCCAATATCTTACCGCCTTGGCTCTAAAGCCTACGGAATAAGCAGCAATACCACGTTCAGCTAAAGCCCAGCCCCAATCGGCTTCTTGATTGCCAGCACCAACAAAATACTTTAGCCTGGCCTTTAATGCATTATCCTGGACAAATGTTTTCTCGGATATGCCAATCTGATTCTGCAAGCTACCATAATTATGAGAACTTAATAAAACGGGATGGGCTTTGTATCTGCCTAAATGCTTTTTCCAACCATCGGCAGCTATAATATCGCCGTAACTATCCAGCGTTTGATTAGACATGGTAACCACTACCGTATGGTTATCTTTGTCTATCTCTTTAATCTCTGCTCTAAAACATTTCGTTACCAACTCCGGTGGTTTTTGATTTTCTTTCTTAATCATATAATCCCCCTTCTATTCTTTTTTTTGTGTTGCTACTGCGATACATCTACAATTTATTACCAAACTTGGACTACCATTAGGGTCAGACGGGGCAAGCAAACCATTAGGGAACTTCTGGCCTACCCGAACAATGCCTTGGTTTCTGTGTAACGTTCTGACGTGTTCATCACCCGCTGTCACCCACCTATGAAATTCAATACCTTCCTGTTTCATTGCCAGAAATCTCGTACCACTTGATGCCGTGGCCGTCTCGGTTCTGGCAATAGTCAATGAACGGTTTGACGCAAAGTTAAATACCGTTCTAACTCTGTTCTGTAATTCGCCGATTGTTTCCTTGGCTACTATGCCATCCATCAAGGTTAGTCTTAATTGTTTCCTGATAGTATCGTTGACCCCAACTATTTTAGATAATCTCTTATTCATAAATCGTAGCATAGCTGGGTCAGTCAAATCAAACTGAAACAGGCCACCTAACTCGTTGGCTAATTCTTCGCCGGAAGCTATCATAATGTTTTCGTATAACGGACGGGTCGCTGTTTTCAGTTTCTTGTCCCATTCTTCCTCAACAAACAGGATGCTGTCAACCTCGAAAGCCTCTACCTTATGTATTGACTTCTCGGCTACGGCTGCTTTTATTGTTTTCTCTGCATCAGCTAACCGTGCAAGCTGGTCTGTCCTTAACTTATAAAAATACCACTTCATTCTGTTTTGGAACTTCTTTTCATTCGGGTCTAATATCTTCGCAACGTATTTGACCCAGAACTTATCATAGTCTATAGCCGTGTTCTGTTTTGTTTTGATTGATTCTTCTTCTGTTGATGTAGGTGTTGCCCCTAATAAACTTTCAGCCGGAACTTGAGCAATAGACACAAATACGGTATCGCCCCACGTTAATTTCGGCATTCCTAATTCCAATCTATCATTAATAGCGTTAGGTGGGAATCCCATCTGCCACATCTTATGCGCGGTCTCAATCTTTTTATTGAAGTCCTCTTGCAAGGCCTTTATGTCTGACGTATCAAACTCACTCCATACCTTCCCGTTATCTATGTACTTAAAGAACTTGGATTCTAATACGTCATCAAGATAATTCATCTTGGGAATTAAAGTATTAATCCATAACTGCTTTGCAGCAGCATTAGCCGTGGCAAAGTTTAAGTCCTCGTAAATAGTCATCGCAAACTTATTAACTCCGTAAACCATCATTATTTCTTCACGATTCCACTTGCGCTGGTCAAGGAACTGCATATCAACATGGCTCACCTCGGTCTGCTGGTATTTTAATCCACCTTCTAAAATAGCAATTCGTTTTGCCCGTGAAGCCCCCTTGTGCCGGTTTTCCCAATTCTCTCTTATGGCAGTACGCTGTTCATCGGTCAGGCCTTCTTTGTTCGCGCCTGGGTCATAGGTTATAATTCCACCTGGGTCAGCAGAGTTTTCAAAGAACGCTAAATTGTATCGGGCTGCGTTCCAATCCTGATTGACACCCATCATGGCAGCAGACAGCGGTGACAGACCACGATAATAATTATATGGATTGAAGTATTTGAATTGAATTACCTGGGCAAGCATCAACGGAGTTTCTTCCTTGCCATCCTTATACATCCAGCCTACGAATACATCGTTCTTAACAATCGGCTCAAAGTTCACTGGGTCTCTCGGATATATCCCTAAAGGAACAACAGCAACATTATCCTCTTTGCCTTTGGGCATATCCTTGAGCCAGATACATTCGCCTTTTATTTCCAGATAAATCATTGTCGCTTGCCATAGCTGCGTCTTGGTCATTAACGGGTTCGGGTTCTGGAACAAGTCATACAGTTCGCCTGTTTCAACTTCGCTTGGGTTTTTGGTTTCACCGGTAAACAGCTTGAACGGCACACCAGAAATATTATTGGCTATGGTATTGACACAACCCCTGACCCATGCGTGCTGCTCGTATGGCCTGGTTACTTCGTTACTGCCTTCCAACCTTAACCGCAGAGATTGGAAAAAGGATAAGTCAGCCGGCAGTGTGCCTATGCCTTTGCGTGTACCATAGAACGGGTCAACATACGCAGTCTGTTGTGGAGTGGGTTTATCCGGCCTGGGTTTACGATACCGGATAATAGATTTGATTCGGGAAGCCTTTTTATTTTTCTTCTTCATATAATAAAAAAAGCCAAGCAACAAATACCGTTATGGTATTAGTCACTCGGCTCGGTGTTCCCGCTATCCGCGTGATTGGTCTTACTATTCTATCGGCAACTATCTTTACGTCATATAACCTTTATATATAATTATGTTAGTCGCTGATTAAGGGTTCAGCGACCGAAACCTATACAAACCCCAAACTTTAAGTAAAGGGCTAATGTCATATAATTTAATTATGGTCGTAGCTTACGTCCTGTCAAGGAAAAAAGAAAATATGTGAAGAAATAATTCTATGGGTAATACTGTTTAACGATTTCTCTGGCCGACTTAACATCTTCCGACCTGACAAAAGGAACATTACCAGCCTGGAATTCTATTATCAACTTGCCGTAGTGTCCTTTAGCCATCAGCCTTTTGATTTCTTCCTGCACATATTTCGTCAAGGCAATAATCAGTTTTTCCTGCTCACTCACTTTAGGATTTGTCATGGCTTTTTACCTTCGGTCGGCGTAGGTGTTGCTGGTGGTTTAGGCAGGTCACCTAATAGTTCATATACTTCTACCCTGTTAATATCAAACCATTCTGTGCCTTTATCTCCTTCGTCTAACCGTTCCAGCTTTACATGTTTATCGGCTGGTGAAACTTCAACGATTTTAGTTTCATATAAAATATTTCTTTTGGGACTAAGTTTAGCAAGAATCCTTCGACCAATTAAACTCTTCGCCCATACGGCAGTTAGTTGTGTGGGTGGGATTCCTTTAACTTCTTCCGGCATAAGCCCTTCCTTCCTTATTTCCTGGTTAATATCTTTTCGATAAGCCTCTCTCTATTACCATTGAATGATTGACCAGTAATTGCCTTCCTTCTGTTTTCATATTGTTTAGACTCCCAGATAGACAGATGTATTCCTATTAGCCATAGTAACACTGCCCATTCAAAACCGACCCACCTTTTAAGTAACCATGTCCCGAAGATTAAAACAGGTATTATTAAAACCAATATTATCAATCGTATTATTTCTATCTTAACTCTCGACATAAGCCTTCCTTCCTACCTAAAAATGCGTATCATAGTTTTAACTCATAGCAGTTAGGGCTTTTGGGTTTGTTTTCAGAATAAGCCCACGCTTTGACCTGACAACCAGGGAGAAACAACATAATATTCCCATTAACCAATCCGGCCAGTTGCCAATGTTCAGAAGAACGAAAATTATCAAGTGGCATCATCTTGTCAGTTACTACTTCCCAGTGCCTACACCACACATATATATAAGTATTACCGTCTGGCATCATAGTCCAATTAACCAAAGTGACAATACCAGAAGTGATAACACTGCCCTCTTCGTCCTTAAATTTTAACATCCTCATTATCGTGCCTTCCTTCCTTACCGATTATAATACCGTCCGGCCAGCCTATGCCGACCGGACATAACGTTATGTCTTCTTCTTAATATCCTCGACCAGCCCGACCAGCTTTGGTATAAACATCAACACTTTATAAATCGCTGCACCAGCCGGTGACTTACGAATCTTACGTGTACCAAGATATGAGCCTACACCGATTGCCAACATACTACCAAGCAACCCTGCCGTGGTAGGTGCTTCCTCTTTTTCCTTCTTGGTTTCATCCGCAAAGGACTTAACCTCATTGACCAATTCAAGCACCTTGGCAAAATCAATTTTGCCATCCTCATTATAACTGTCGGCAATTTCCTTGCCGGTATCAGCTATTTCCTCGGCTGCTTTAGTGCTGGCTGACTCCTTACCGGTCATTTCATTCCAGAAGCCACGCCATACGTTAGTACAACCGCAAGACACGAATACCATTAACAAACATAATACTAATAGCCTTTTCATTTTACTTAATCACCCCCTTATTCCTATTCCTGGTGGCGGTTTATTACCACCACTCGTTATTTCACAAAACGAACAAAGCCAATTCTTCTTTTTCTTACTTGAAAAAGAAAAGCCCGAACCGCATTCGACACACACGATTAAGTATTCCTTATGCCTATTGCGCTTTCTGCATTTCTTTCTTCGCTTCGCCACGTTACCCCGCACGCATCATTAGTTTAAGGCTTCCAACAGCCCGTTTATGAGCCTGGCTTATCGCTGCCTCGGTTATACCAAATAGTTTAGCAATATCTTTCATAATAATTCCATCATGGTAATACATCCGTAAGATAGTTCTTTCTCTCATACTTAACTTATTAAACGACCTCTCAAGGTCAGCCGACAAGCCTAACATATATCCTTGCTTAGTTACCGATACCGGATTTTCAAACACCATGCTATAAGTAAGCATTTCCCTAACAGCGAAACCTGTCTTTTTATGCTTATCACTATACCATCTTGTCAGCCAAGACATTTCCCGCATCTCATCAATCATAGCACCACAAATCCTTACGGTAGCATACGCCTTAAAGTTATCGTTCTTCTTAACATCGTATTTCTTTATAGCATCGTTCAGGCCAACAAGTCCGGCTGCGAACAAATCATCATAGGCAACGTTGGCTGGGGTACGCCGGAATAATCTGCCTGCGTGATACTTCACCAGGCCAAGGTAATCAGTTATCTTCAATTTCTTCATGGTACTTATCCATTAGGTCACTTGGTTCTGTAATCGGGTATGCCTTCAACCGTACACCATTAAGCACAAACTCAACGACAACGTTCTTCTTCTTTGATAGCGCGGTGACCTCGTTACAAACGTTCTGGATAGTAGACCCTGGATGCGGTTCGTAATCAATCCTGATGTGGCCGTATGCTAAACTCATTAACGACCTCTCCACTTAGGGATATTATTTGCTTTACCCCCAAAGCAACCTTTTGTCTGTTTACATTTTCTTATATACCAACAATCGTATATAGAAATATTCCATGCCTTATTAACCCTTATACAAAAAGGCTTAATAAAAAACCATCTGATTCTTTCAATAAAAGCAAACCTACTCTTAGTTAATCTATAACACGGAAATGGTTCATATTCACCTAATCTCATCATTAACTTTCTTAACATATATTCCCCTTCCTTTATTTAGGTTTTACTTTCAATTTTATTCTCGGCTTATGATTCTTCATACCATGCTCACCCTCGGCTCTGCGCCGAACCTTTGCTTGCGTAGCTGCCAGGCAATACCCCACATGAATATCCGGTCATCGTGGTAGCCTTCCATGGCTTCGTATTTGCCTGAACCGTTATCTTGAAAGGTTAAACACTCACTTAGGAAACCCGTATCGTTTATTATCATGTGGCCATCATCCAATGCGGTTGATAAATCGTCAAGTAGAATAGGCCTGGTCTTGACCGTAGTCTGATAGCCCAATTTAGATTTGACTTTGCCGTCCTGGTCATAATCACTATGATAGTAAAGTCTGGTGTAGTGTAAAGTATTTTTGGCCGTGTTCAATGCGCTATGCCCATGGTTGTTAGCCTCGATACCGAATAAGGCACGGTTGTATTCCTCACATAGCTTAACAGATTTATTGGCATACACTTCCGGCTTCCACCGGCCATGTAGACAGGCCACCTGCTCACAAGTTACTGCGTCCAGGATGCCCGTGCCGGAATAATCTGAATGGGGTAGACCTTCACCTACGTCCCCGCCGGCAACGTACCGGTGGCCGGCCTCTGGTCGCTTCCAAATGACTGTGTGGCCACCGTCTCTAACCTCGATAGGCCGTTTACATCGTTTTACCAAATCCCTGGCCTTGGTTACGTCAAAGAAGTTTATACCGGTAACCAGGAACGCGGTTACATCGTCCTCTGGATACTCTTGTGGGAATAAACCCTTAAGCCCATGCTGCTTATCCCTGCGCCATTTAATCTGCTCGGCGTATATGTCCATCTTCCAATCTCGTTTAACCATAGCCATGAATGCCTGTTCGCCTTCATTAGCAATCATTTCCTCTTTAGGCAATAGCGGTATCATGTTAAGCGGGTCTAAGAACCAGGGCAGGAATATCGGTGTCCAATCGTTGCCACCCTTTTTTGCTTCTTCCCAGGTCTGGTGAAACCACCCGCCCACGCCTTTGGGTGTGGTTTCTAATACTACTTCACCGTGACTTGCTGCCTCGGTCAAGCCTATTATCAAATCATTAATATCCTGGTTGCTACCGCGCCACCTGGCAACCTCGCTGCCATGCGCACGCTGAATAGTCTGGCCTCGACCAAAACTCTTATTACCGGCCGTGCCTATGTAGAATAATGAATTGAGTAACGGGAAGTTTAATTCCTGCTTATGCTCGGTGAATCGTTCCGGCTGGATTTCTTCTGGTAGCTTACGGTAAAACAACTGCGATATTCTGAATATCTTCTCGGTGCTTTCTTTATCATGTGCCAGGGTAACCAACTCTTGGTTATGCACGGTAGCAGCCAGATGAAAACTTAAGCCCTGTTCAAACGTAGTGATGCCCCCGCGCCGGAACTTTAGAACCAAGAACCTGGCCTTTTTACCTGCCTTGATAGCTATCTGCTTCAACCGGTAATAAAGTACTTGTAATCGGTTCAGGTAGAACGGCCTGATGATACCCGTCTTGTTACGGATATATAATAGCCTTTGAATATAACGTAATGAATTGGTTAAGCCTTCGTAGGTCTTGACGTTTTTAGCCTTGAGCATTATACTTCTTCCAGCTTATACCTACACCGCGGGCATTTTAATAACGTAGTCTTGGTGTAGTCAACGCTACATCGTGGGCAATACTTGTCAGCGGGTATGTCAGCTTTTTTGTCGGTCATTGGGTTTCCTTTCTATACTATATAATGCAAAAGTACTTTAATCTTATTGCAGTTTGAACATTCGTGTACAATAGTATATCTGACATCGTTCAAATACTCGGATAATTCCTCAATGTGATATTCTAACTTCTGCCATGCTCTTTTTGCCCCAAGTCTAAATTCATCATCGTAAAAGGTTCTATAATGAAATTGTCTATCCATCGTCCCCCATCCTTTCTATCTGATAGCCATAGCGTTAAGTTTTCTACGTAATTTTCTTAAACAAGTCCCGCATAGATAAAGCCCGTTAATTGAGGCATCTTTTCTGCTAACATAGATTGTATAATAATATACCCTGGGCTTCCCATAATCACACATACGGCATACCGCCATCCCTGTGCCTTTATCTGGATTCCTTGTTACTGTAATCATATATCGCCCCCTTCTATACGAATATTGCTGGTGGTACGGGTATGCCGGCTGCAAGTGGACGCCATAGGTGCAGGCAATTCTCGTGGATATTAACGTAATTCCTTTTGGCTGGATGCAATTGCATAACTACTTCATCAGATTCAAAGAACATATCCTTGACCCTGCACATGATACGCCAGCTTGGTACGTGCTTCTTGTTTGATACCGATACGTGTTCCCACTCACCACCGTTACTGGCCACAATGGTATAAGCCTTCCCGTCAATCTTGATATTAAATACCCCGTTGTGTTCATCGCCCCGTTGACCATGCAACGAACCGCGTGAATGGTTTAAGCTATTTAGGTTTTTCATTAACCCTTCCCCTCAAGGCATTGTCTGGTTTTAGTTACAGCCTCATTAAAGCCGTCAACAAAGGCGTTGGCTAAATCTACCCTATCATCATAAAGTTCAACAGCACCCTCAAGCACAGGCAACGCCATAGCCATTATGTCGGCTTGGGCTTTGTCTATATATTCTTTGGAGAAACCACAAATCTCATCACTGTCGCATATTTGATTATGGTGTGAATCACAGTTAACACAAAATAACTTCTTCAACACCCCCTTAATCCCTTTGTCTGGCTTGGGTGGGGTTGGTTTGTTACCCAACTCGCATGGCCTACATCTCCATGTTTTACCGCTTATTTCTATTCCACATTTAATACACTTCGCCATCATTACCACCTTTCTATTCGCTTATTTTAATAGTATAATGCTCACCGCACTGGCACGCCAGGTCTAACTTAATCAGCTTGTGTTCTTGACTACCGGTTACGTTAATATGGTATCTCTTGGCGTGCTTTATATGTTCCTGCAACCATTCACGGGTATGCTCACTTCTTTTAGAACCCTCGACCATGCAGAGCCTAATCATAGACATGGTGTTAGTATAATCCAGATTATTATTTGTCTTTTCCGTCATCGTCTACTACCTTGGCATCAATCACCGGCAACTGCAGTGCAGGCCTCTCAAGTTTAAGTGCTTCTTTATGTTCCTGTATCCTGATTTTAGTAAGGCGTGCAAACAGTTCTTCCAGTGTTTCACCTTCGCCTGGTGGCTTGTTACCGTGTAGGAACTCATCAAGCCGGATAAGCCTGTCCAGGTCTGCCAGGGTCGGCTTGACCGTACCCTTTTTAATACCTGCAAGGACAGTTCCAATGCCGTGTAATACCAATTTCTTATTACGTTCAAGCCTGTCCAGCGTATCAAGTGCTGACTTCTGCTGGAATTTTGATGATATTCTATCCTGGTGAACCTTACGTCTTTTTTCCCATGCTTCTTTTCTGGACTTGATAGATATTTGCCCTGGGTCAACATTGAACCGTCTGGCCAAAGCCCGTAAAGACATTTCCCCTGTGATATATAAGTCACGAATAGCACGCCAGTTATGCTTACGATATGTCTTAGGTTTAGTCTTTGCCACATTAATTATGCCTTAATGCTATCCGATTCAAGTTATTTCCCGTCTCCAATTAATTTTATTTCTGACTGATTCCCCGTCAATAGATTCTTTTTATATTGAGGTTCAAACAGTTCGTATGCTGTCCTTGAAACTCCTTTCTTATCAAACAAAACAATATGAGGCATAAACTCTTGGGTGAACTCAACCAGATTGAATTCTAACGCCTCAAACTTTGACTTAAGATAATAATATAACGCCCTATGGATTTGGTTCTTTGCCTGTTCGGTGTCTTTTGATTCTGGCACTGGTATAATAATCCTTATCCCAATATTAACTGGTTTCTCCTTGATTTCAGTTGGATAATTGAATTCACAAATTAGCTTGTTTTGGCTTTGTAGAAACGTAAACCTCGTATCGGTAATATTGAATCTTCCCAACAGCTTGCATATATTCGCTTGGCTTTTCCCCCAATTAACTTTTGTCTGCCTATAAGAATTAAACTTTTTCATTATTTACCTACCTTTATTTTATACTTTTTCACCGACATATTTATACACCACGTCTTTGTTCTCATCTAATCCGGTCGGGATTAGAACCCCGCCGAAATACTTATACGGGCTTTTTTTACTCTTGGGGTTATTCCAGGCTTCTCTAACGTAATCAGTCATCTTTTGATTATCCCGCCTGGCTCTATTAACCGTAGTGCTTGTATTGAAACCGGCTGCCTTGATAAAAGGAAAATCGAATAACTCTAACACTTCGGTTTTTATATCCGAATATCTTACTTCACCCTTGGCCTTGGCTATCATTAACGCATTAGTAAACTGCCCTCTATTATAATTAAACGATTCCGGTAATCCGCAGCAGCTACCGTTATGACAATACTCTTTGAAGTGAGCATCACTAACATAAAACCGTAACCCTAACGCCTTGCACAAGTTATACATCTTAACTATATACGGCCTCTTTATATCTCTGTTCAGCCTTAAGTAACCCGCGCTACCTTTTGAATTAAGCCTATAATACTTGAATATGTCTACCCCTATTGCCTCGGACATTTCGTTATATCTACCGCGCAGTCTTTCGTCAGCCCTTAGTTCCAGACAAAAGAACTCGGTACTGACCGCCGTTGCCCCGTGATTTTTCGCTTCCGCAATCAGTTTTAAGTACTCATCATGCTTATCCGACAATCCGATTATAAACGGCCTAAGTCTTAAAGTCACCCCGCCTTTGTTTAAGCCGGCTACTGTTTTCATGGCTTCAAGCCTGGCCTGCGGTGACGGAACTCCCTTTTCTATCTTCCGTGACATATACTTATCGAGATTAATTATACTGAACTTGGTATTCCAGTTGTCCTGCTTCTTGAATAAATCAGTATACCGTTTGTCTTTTGTCCACCACACCGCCTTAGTGCTAAAGCATAACGGGTACTTAAGTGACCTAAAGACTTTTAATAACTCTAATGTTATACCGTGCTTACGTTCATATTCATCGAACTGGTCAGCCAGCCCACCCCATTGCATTGTATTCCTTTTGATTATATACGGATAGAACTGCTGCATTGACTTCGACATCTTTGGGTCTAATGCAAATAGCCTTTTGATTACCTCTGGATTCACCCACGTGGTCGGCGTAGTAACACCCTGGTAGTTGTGCTTGCCGGAACGAACACCACCCCTGCCTAACGAATGGCTCTTTTGGAAGTAACTGAAACAGTATAGACAATTATAACTGCACTTATTATACGTATCAAAAGTCATCGGTAGACTACAATCCAAAATCTCACCAGTCCATCTTGGTGAATAATAATACTTTAATTTCATGATTAATTACAACAATAGATTAAACGCCCACTGGGAAATATCTTTAATGCGCCTCTGGTTGAACCATCCTTCTGTTTCAACCTATCATACTTAACATAAGCAAAATACTTCTCAAGTATCTTAACCCGCCGATAATAATTCTCTAATAAATTATCCTTGTCGGTATGATACTCTAAAACCATCTTGTTTATCTTTTTGAAGGTTGGATGGCATTCGTCTATAATAGCCAATTCGCTTCCTTCTATATCCATTTTCACACAGCAATCATCAAAAAGAATATCACCGAATGCATCGCTATCTACCAATCTCGTAATCATTTCCTTGCGTTTGTAATGATTGATAGTTGTATTCCTCTGGTAGTTCCCGTCTTTGCAGATATAAAAGGCTTGCTTGCCATCACCCCTGGCTGTAACGCATTTAGGTATTATAGCCTCGCAGCTTTGCTTAAGATTGTCTTTAATAAACGGGATGTTCTCAGCGAAAGGTTCATATATTTTCTTGATAATCGCACCACGGGATTGGGCATAAGCAGAAAAAAACCCTATATAAGCACCCAGGTCAATCCATGATTCGCCCGAATCAATTTTGAACCCATGTTTCTCATAGACTTTCTTGATGAATATTTCCCGATAAACCTTTTGGTCAGAAGTATTATCTCTTAGATGCATTGTCTTTTTTTAAGCCTTAATATTTTGAGCAGGTTTTGATATTCGATTACCCTGCTGTGCGGTTTCATGCCCCATGCTTTTTTGACTGCCTTGTATTCCGAATCGCTATCAAACTTAACGATAATATATTCTGCTTTGTTATCCGAATCACCGGTAATATCTGGGTCTGCCAATTCCGGCGGGGTGTCTTTAAGGCTTGCCTCTATACCAGCCAGGTCTACGTCCGGCATCAGGCTGCTTATTTCTGCTGCCGTGAAACCGGTAGAGAATAATAAATTCTTATCGTCTTTAAGCAAATCATTCATTACCTTGCTCAACCCTTCCAAATCCCACAAACTCCATTCCGCGCTACGGTTATCCGCTATTGAAAAGGCAACAGCTTCCTTATCGTTTTTGAATTCCTGGATTAACACGGGTATCTTGGTATTCTTGTGTTCGTCTACCGGAATGCTTCTCTTTAATGCCTTGAGCCTGGTATGACCGGCGCGGATTACTTTGTTCTTATCAACTATGATAGGCACACGGTAACCATGCGCCTCGATAAGTTTTGATAACTTACCGGCTGCTTCATTATTTTCCCTAGGGTTCTGCTTCCACTCAAGCAATTTGTTTAGAGGCACTTGCTCTAAACGCATTTTAGGGATTGCTAATTTCGCTTTAGCTTTCTTGGTTTTTTTTTTCACGTTAGCCTGCTTCCTTTCATTCAAACAATTCCTGGTTTACTATCGTATTGTACAACCGCTTCTCAGCTAATTTAATATACTCTGGATTAAGTTCTATACCTATATAGTTACGGTGTAGCTTCTTGGCTACGACTAAGGTTGTGCCAGCACCAGCAAACGGGTCAAGGACTATGCCAGCGTTCCAGCCGGCGGGAATTAGTTTTATAGCAGATTTACACTTAGAACATCTTATTTTATCTTGAACCACCCGTTGCATAAAGGACAAAGCATTTTCCCTTGATGGGTTTTCTTCTGAACTATCTCTAAGTTCTGTATCCTGTTGTCGGCTTTCTTGCCGTTCTTGTGATGAACTTCTTCCCATGCTTGTAATTTTCGTTTGATGTGCTTTTCCATTATCCACCGATGCTCCATTAATCTTTTCCCCTGAATTAGTATTATTTTGTACCCGTTCTTGTTGAATGTCCCGCCCTTGTAATTTGGGGAATGCTTGCCCTTGGGGAAGGCATTGTGCCGCCCTCGCTTGATTTGCCACTGAACCCCGCATTTCCGATTGCAACACTTCTGGGATTTCCTTCCGTAAAAATCTTTCCCACAAATCACGCAGGTTTTCAAAGGATATTTCTTTGTGTGCTTGCCCCTGTAATGTTCCCTCCAGTAATTTCTTTGGTATTCCTTTCTCTTTTCGTAATCTTTGTGTGGCATATTCTTTTACCTCCTTGTCTGATATTATAGCGTTACATACCGCACATGTCAAGTTTTTGCACTTGCAGTCTGTCCAGCCGATGGTATTAACGGTTTTTGTTCCTCTGGCCATTGGAAATGTATCCCAGTTCGTCATTTTTACTGGTCTATCTTTTTGATAATGGTGAATATCTAATCCATATTCGCTAATCCTCTCCCTCGCCTTACCGCACTTCTGGCATATCCATTGAGGACAGCTTGATAGTATCGGCTTCTCGCATAGCTTTTCTGGGAAGGTGGCAAAGTGGGCTTCGGGGAATGGTTGGGTTGTTATCGTCCAGACATCGCCTGGGTTCTTACCTGCGGAATTTAATATCCTTTGTCCACCAGCAAATCTTGCCCCTTCTATTCGGCCAGTCGACCTTACTTTGCCACTTGGTCTATTTGTATCATCGGAGAATAGCTGTGGTATCCTCACCGCATCCAGGTCAAACCAATATTTCTGTTGTTTTACCAGCATAAAGACAGGTTCGTATCCATTAGCGTATCTATCCCTAACTGATGATGGCATATGGTTCGGCTTATTCCATATGATAGTGTTGCGTAGTGTCCAACCCTGCTCGTCTATCATACGCAGGATTAGACGGTAGCCTTGCATCGATAGGCATTTGGGAATAATACCATTTTTAGGTTGTCTTTTAATGCTTCCTCTTTGTCCTATCCCGGATTGCGTACCAGACGCTGGATTGCCACCGTAACAATCTCCATGATTCCAATACAGCACACCAGTCGGTTTAAGCACTCGTTTAAGCTGGGCAGTAATCAATAGCGTCTTGTCTATATATTCAGTAAGTGTTTTCTCTAATCCTAATTGACCTTCTACGCCATAGTCTCTAAGTCCCCAATAAGGTATGCTGGTCATAACGCAGTCAACATAATCATCCGGCATAGTCTTTAATACGACCAGCGTATCGCCTTGGTGTATTTTATTTAGTTCCATCTAATCTTCACGTCTCACCGGTTTAAGTTTCCCCCCGCACGATTTACAGCACGGGTCATCAGGCGTACACGGACGCATTTCTTCCGCACCGCACGTCTGACATTTGAATACTAACTTCAAGATTTTTTCCTGCCTGCTAATTTCACACATCGTTTACAAATCCTACGTTCTAATCTATGAAACCCGCCACCGTGTTTACTTACTTCAACGTTTGACCAATGCTTACCACCACAATGCGAGCATACTGAATTAACCTCAACCATGGTCGGGTCTATAGTTTCTAATGGTTCGTCTATGGCATAACCACGGTACACGGCAATGAAGTATAAGCCGATACTTATGCAACACTTTTTGCAATCAGCCGGTCGCCATATATCCAACCATACCCGTCTGAAATGTCGGGGTAATGTTCTGATTATGTACTCGGTATTATCTTTCCGGTATCTGGTCATATATAACTCCGTCAAGTTTTGGCATCTCAACTAAACCACCATCTTCTTTGCGTAGTTGTTTCAAAAAGAACTTTATGTTATGCTTGATACAGAAGTCTCGTAGGTTTCTGACCCATTCGATTTTGGTTTCTCTGACGTTCTGGCCACTCTCGCAGCCGGCTATTATCCATTCTATACCCGTTCTCATTAAGCGTATAGGATTGTCTCTTAAATACCCGCCCAAATCATCAAGCAACGGTTCGGCACTAATGAACTTTGATATAGCCGGTATTCCAGCCAGCTTATTAATACGGTTAAGGCAATCAATACTTTCAACCGTTACCCCCAACCAGACATTAGGATAGCCTTTGCCCCAATCAATCGGCAAGCATTTCTCTATCCGTTCTGGTCGCTTGGTAAGTATCTGGAATGTTAGATGCTTATGCTCTTTGATTATACGCCAGGCCTCTGGTCGCCATTCGTCCGCGTTTAATATGAAGAAATCAGACCATGGACATACGAATACTTTAGCCGGTTCATGCCACAAGGCTGGCTTATAAAAGGTAGCGTCCTTTGCCCGCGTAACTTTATAAAAATCCTTGCCGTACCTGGTCATGTCCCGTTCCGCGTAGCAGTTATCGCATCCGGTTGATACCTTCTTGCAGCCGTAATGCAAACCCCACGAATGGGTTGTCCATGGCACACTTGAATTAGTTCCCATACTTTCTCCTTATAAAAACTCTATTCCTTTAGCCTGCCATATCTCTTGATTATCTTGGGCTTGCAATATGGTTACTATATTACCTTGTGTTTTTTTATCCTTAGCAAATTTACGCGCTTTTTCTAAATCAGAAAATCGTTGGTTCTTTGGTAAAGCCCCACTACCCCTTATATAATATTCAACAAAATATATAGGGGTGGCTATACAATTAGGACACTTCACACGCGAATTACCTTCCCAATGAAAACCGCATTTACCACATCTATTCATCTTTAAATCCTCTCAACTATAATTTCCATCTTCTTGTGCTTCGTATTAGTTTTAATCTGGATGCACTTAAAATCTACATAGTTAACCGAATCATCGAAAATCAAGCCGGTCGTTATGTACGGCCTTAAGCTATAACTTGGCTTGCCGTTCAGCTTACGCCCCAAAGGTAACCGGCGCAGAACCTTGCTCTTGATGTTATCTAAAATTAGCTTATCTGCACTATGTATTAAGTTAGCCAAGTCCTCAATCAAACGCGGTGAATATCTTATTATCGACACATTAAATTTGACCTTTGGTTGTTCAATCCAATCTTCCGGCTTACTGTAGTGCCTTAACCAGACGTACCATTGCTTGATTAATCTCTTACGGCTTGCCCAGTGTATCGAATAAAAAGAATTACTGCTGGGTATAACCTCACCAGGGATTATAATTCGTATCGCGTTCTTCTGGTAAGACAACGGGCTTTCGCTTGGCATTATTGATACTCTTTTACTCATCATCCCACCTCGTTTATTGTTACACTTTTTGCTTTGCAGAATTTAGGCTTGCCTATTTCACCCCAATTAAAACGCTTACGATACAAATGACAAGTGCCATAACAAAACGGACAAAAGAGACACCTAGCAGGTATCTCAACAACCCTACGCTTTTTTGTTAATGTCATTGTGTTCCTTCCGCAGTTCCTTAACCCGTTTCCGGCATGAGCATTCATGCGTTCCGTCATCACCATGTATGCTTCCCTGGCCATCGCACTTCTTGCAGTCGGTTATTATCTTATGCAGGCTTGCTTCAAACTGCGCTTCCTTTTTATCCTTAAGGCTGGCCAACTTCTTGTCTGATTTAAGATAGTTAATATGCGCCACACTCCAATCCTTGAACTTATCAATGCCGCGGTTAAGAAAATCTGTCAGAGCAGTCCACCTATGTGTCCACCAGTATTCCTCTGATTTTAATATCTTGGCATAGTTGGCTATGGCTCTCATGATTTCTGCCTCGGTGAATCCTTCGTCTAACCGGCCATTGATACACCGTTTCATCTTGTTAGTTAGTTTTCTATGGTTGGCTATCTCTTGGAGATTCCAGTAATTAAAGAGGGACTGATAAATGCTATTCTTATTATTCTTCTTCATATCATTCTTACTCTCTCTCTTAGGGGTTTCCGAAGTCGTAACTCCTTTAGTATCAAGGGGTTGGTTTTGAGTTGTTCCAGTGTTGTTACACCCCTGTGACGGTGCGGGGGCATCTTCTGGTAACACGGTCGTAACACCATCGGTTCTATTGCGTTTCTGTAAATCCTCGAATTTCCTTAAATATAGAAGGGGATAAATTTGTTTGTCCTTTGCAATGAAGGTCTGGTTCTCAACTATATCACGGTCTAATAAATCTTGTAATGCGTTATTGAATAAACATAACTTTAGTTTCATATCCTTGGCCAGTTTTTCATTGGCCACGGGCTTGCCCTTGGGGTAAACCAACATACCTTGAAGCTTACCCGATGGGCGTACACGGATTAAAAGTTGAAGGAATAAACTATGGGAAGTAAAATTAAGTTCTCGTAGATTCTGGGAAGATAAAATCTTTTCTTGCCAGACCTTAATCCATGGCTGCTCTCTCATCTGATAACGCCTTTCCTTGAACACGGACACGGGTGGGTAAAATTAATAACCTTACCGCAGCCTTTGCAGAACTCAATCCTTAACTGTAGCCTGGTAACCTCGGCCATCTTGAGTAACACCTTTGCCGATACGTCCATACCATTCATGAACCGCGAAACGATGGCCGGATTGACCTTGATGTGCTTCGCTAAGTACGCCTGGCTGCGTTCATTCATAGCCAACCAAGCCTCTACCAACTGATGATTAGCCATAGTCTTTGTCATCTTTTTAGCCTTTTCTTTTATCATTTATTAATATTAAATAAAGCGTTGACATCTTGTCAAGGATTATTTAGTAAAACCTGGCAAATAATTATACCCTCTTAAATTCTATGGTTTAATTCTTTTCTCGTCCAGCGAGTTTTCATTGACTACCTAACCTTTCTATTGTCCAGTCCTTGACCGGAACGAAAAATTGTTTTTCATAGCCCACGCGCTTAAAGAAAAGGAACTGCCCCTTACCCCTGGCACGGGCTACCTCGATTGAATAGATTGCCTCTGGTGAATAGAATATTATCTCACCATCATTCGGCATCTTATTAAGCACTGCCCAGCATATACCCCAGCTATTAGACTTACGATGCCTATTCTTTTCCTTGACCGGCTTGATGTATTTAATCCTGCCACCTTTACGACCTACGCTGCCGACCATGCGGGAAGTCTTTTCGCCGGCCAGCTTTAGGTATAGCTTGCCAGAAGTATTGCAGAACAACTCATTACCTTCTTCATCCGTATGGTTGAATATGTCTGATAGGTCAACGTGGCTTATGGTCGTATGCTTTTCTACTGCTGCGTTCTTCTCAGCCAGGGCTTTATCAAGTATGGCTACGCAATCAGGGCAATAGTATACGCCGGTTATTTCTACACCGCACTTGAGGCACGTACTAACCTTTTTGTCTTGGCTAACTTCGGGCATGGTTACACCTTTTTCTTTTGAGCTAAATCCTTATAATATTGTTCTCTTTTCTCTTGATGTTCTTTATAGCAGTCATCGTTGCAATAGTGCAAAGCCTCATCAGCCCCTATTGGGTTTTCTTTGCTGCGAGGCAATTCATCATCACAACAAATAATCTCATCGTCTATACTAAAATTATTGTCGCAGTTAGCACAATCTATTTTTGATGCGCCATTACCATCTTCAAGTATCACTCCACACCAATTACATACAAATTCTGTTGCGCTACAAGTCGCTTCCTTCATTACTCACCTGCCTTTCTTTTTTATAATTCAAATTCTATTTCAAAAGATTCCCCTTGAGGTAATCCTGCTATGACCTTCTCTTTGAACATTTGGTAGCCAACGGCTTCCCCTGTTAATTTAAGCATTATCGCTAATGCTAATTGGGCGCATCCCGAACCTAAATAGCCCCAATTAAAACCATCAGGACTGTGATTGTGATATTTCTGGCTTGGCTTCGGGTCAAGCCGTTCACCATCAAGCCAAACCTCTCTTTCCCTCTCATAATTCCCTTTTAGTTTATGTTTCATGCTTTACCTTCCTTTCTTTTTTAAGTACTGGTAATTGCTTTATTAACCGCAGATTAATTGCCCGTTCTAATCCCTTCTCGTATTTCATCGCCTACTGATTCCCTGACTTGAAGAAATATAGCACCTACAACATCACGGGCAAAGTCTGCCATCTTCGTGTTTGTTTCCCAATCCCTTTGTTCTATTTTACCCTTGATAATTTTGAATCCGAAAATCTTCTTGGCGTTTTTGGTGATAGGCAAATAATAATCATTGCCCAGATAGGCCACCCTAAGATAACCCATCGCCCCTTCGCGTAGGTGCTGGCTTAACTTAACGCCCTTGGGCAACCGATAAACTATTTCATCTATCATTGGCTTTTCTTCATTTCCCCTATCTTACAAATTACCTTTAGCACGTTGTTGAGTTTATCCAGGGCAGCCATAGCCCGCCGGTACTTATCGTCTGCCTCAATCGCTTCTGTTTGCAACTGCTTGGTACTTAATTCGGCATAGGCAGCGCGTTGTTCTTTGGTCATTTTCATCTTCCGGCTCGCTACTATCATTGACTTGGCTTGCTTCAAGTTAGCCTTTAGCATATCCCTCTCGATGCGCAGGCCTATGGCTACCTCGTTGGCCTTATATATTTCACTTGGTAGCTTGATAAGTTTATCTTCCATGTAAGCCACGGGCAATTCTTTTAGTTTCTTCATTATATTAACACCCTTATCTTGGTTGACTGTTTCCTTTGTAGTAATGGCTTACGAGGCCTGCGCTTTTGTCTAAGCACGTACCGGCAACCTTTCTTTAGGCAATGGCCAAAGATTTTACCCTTGGATATTTGCGCCGGTTTCTTAGGATGGTTACACCAATACGCCATATTATGCACTCCCTGGAACCATTGTTTTGTCTTTGAAGAAGCGAATACCAGGTTTAACGGCCTTACCCTCGGTTGATTTTGATAAGTCATTCAACGGTCTCATGTTGACCAGCAGATAATTCTCTGGGTCGGGTAGTGTCATCACGTGTTTGATATATTCCCTGGCATTGGTAACCTCGGCTTTGTAGGTAACCTTCTTGTAAGCACGACCAACCTTTGGTACGAATACCTTCGGCGGGGCAACCGGAACTTGCGGAACTGTGTTCATTATCTTTTCCGCACCATCGGTGTCACCTTTGTCTTTGGCCTTTTCCGCTTTCTTCTCGGCAGCTTTATCTAACTTATCTTGCTTTGCCTTGGCCTCGGCCTCTAACTTAAGCCGTTCCTTTTCCGCTTTGAGTTCCAGGTCATCAGAGAACTTCAACAGCTTGGGTGCTAACCGTGCCTTGGCTATCTTTAATGGTTCAAGAACATCTGCCTCTAACTGACGTATCCCCTGTAGGGTGCTTTTGGCATCAGTTATTAGTGGCGCAAATCGTTCTTTCCTTTGGTTAATCATGGTGTTGATGACCTGCGCCTTGGTCATAGCTTCCGCGTAAACGTCCGGTGTCTTAATAACAATATCCGTGGCGTATTTCACTGCTGGGTTGCTTAACTTCTTAAACATTTCGGCCTGCTGGGTTATACTCAATACTGGTCTCCTTTGTCTTTCTTTAGCCATTAGTACCTACTTTCTTTTTAGGTGATGGACAGTCATAAGAGCCAAGAAATCGTACATATCTTTTTCTTGGTTATACTCATGTATCTTGTACCCACCTGGTTTTAGATGCACCGTAAATCTTTTCTTGATAGATTTACGGTATAGTTCTTTATACCCGATAGAATAAGCTGCCGTCTGCAAGGCTGCTGCTTTCATACCTTCCTTACCCAGAACACCGCTCTTGTAATCAGTTATTATTTGAGGCTTAAAAACATCGTCCAGCGTGCCAGCAAAACCCCACCTATGTGAGTAAATAAAAATACCGGTGGAGTCGTTTTCAGGGTCTTCTGTTTCCACGATTAATTTAACTTCTTGTTCATGGGGTGTTGATTCAAATTCTTTAGCCCATGACACTTCGGCGCGGAACTTCTTGTAGCCTTCAAGATACGGTGGCAATTTTACATCAAGGGAATCCACATTAAGGAAATCCTTATTGTAGAGTTCTATCATCGAATGTACGGCACTACCAAGTTGCCTGCCTTTTTCAAGGTCATCCGGTGGCACTTTACTTAGGTCATTAATGCCGAACTCTTTAATGATAGATGTTACCCTGGGATAAACATAAGGCACGTTGTTCTCGGTGAACTGATAATCAGTATCAGTTATTTTTACTATCCTAACTTCTTTCATTTTATCTTGCTCACCTCGTTCATGAACATACCTGCCTTATTAGCCGGCAATGTCTTAACAGAATTTGCCCCGAAATAAGAATGAGCAATCTCATCAGGGTCAAGGTTCTTAGCCACGCATAAACCCTTTAAGGTTTCAATCTGACCAGGTGAAACATACTTCACTGCTGGTTGCACTGGCTTGGCCGGTTCTTTAGGTGGGTCTGGTTTCTTTGCTTCCGGCTTGGGCTTGACAGACTTGTCCGTGCGTTCCGGCATCTTAACATGGGTCTCGGCAGGTGTTACCGTAGCCTCGGCATCCTTGATGTTTTCTTTGGGGTGAATTTCTTCCTGTATGTACGGTAGTCCACCCATCTCGTCAGGGAACGCCTGGCGGAACGCCTGAGAAATTACCACTTTCTTAATCATACTCTTAGGCATCTTCTTCCAGAACTTAGTAGGGACAAGTCTCCTTGCTTCTTTATCCCACCTCATCTTGACAAACTCATCAAAATCAACCTCATGTTCCAATGGTTCTTTCCAGTCCTTGCGGAATACCTTGACGCAAGCCTTGACTGGTATTTTAGCATCTTTCGGTTCAGTCCAGGCCTTGAACCCAGCATAGGCAGGGATTCGGCTTGCTCGTTTAAGATAAACCTCATAACCTACCTGGACGGAAACCTCTCTGCCGTTCTTGCCATCATAAATCACCAGATAAATCTCCCGCTTAAATGGATTGAGTTTATAAGACTTAGCTATGGTCAGGAATAGCCCTATCTCTGTATCGTTAGCCGTAGGGCAGATATACTTCTTGACCATATCAACCGTCAATACATCCTTGAGTTCCATCAACGGGTCTACCGGTTTGGTCAGAGCAGCTTCTATCTGCTTGACCTTTGGGGTGGGGTTAGGTTTCTTGGGTTTCCGTGGTTTGTTTTTGGCTCTCGCCATAGTTACCTTCCTTTCTTACCGAATTTAATTACTAATAAACAAAACGTTTACAATCTGTCAAGGAAAACTTTATTTTCCCCGATGTATCATTCCGTATTTCGTTACGAATTTATAAGCCTCGTCATAATTAAGTTGTTTAACATACCAAGTAGATGCAAAAACTATATCTCTTGTTCTTTCCTCTATTGAACGTTTACAATTCTTAGCTAATGAAATCAAATCTTCTTTTGTATAACTCTCTTTATTAACCATATTAATCACCACCCTCTTTCATTCTTCATTCTTCACTTCCCTGGCCTTACTTAATAGCAAGCCAGAACTGATTGGGTTTAACTGCGCCATAGCTGCGTGAACGTGCCTGCCCAGCAATGGCATTTTTGACCGGCTGGCCAAGGCTTCTATATCACCATTGCTTATACCGCCATTGGCTGATGCGTGGTCAACTACGGCCTGGACAAACGTGTCTAAGGATGTAATAAACCCATTAGGCACGCGCTTGCCGGCTTTCTTAAAAGCCACTCTCACATAGTGTTTCACTATCATTATGAATCACCACCTCTCTATGGATATTTGGTTATGCTTTAGGGTTCAAATACCATTCTAATTGTTTATAAAACACCCGTTTTATATCTTCAATAGTTTTTAAGTTCAATCTACGCCAGTTTCTTCTGATGTATTGAGCCACACCCACGCCATAAAAACCTAATGACGCGATTGTGTGTATGGTTTTATTAATATCTTCCACCATTAGAAATTTAGTTCCTTTAGGATTTACTACGATAGGATATACCTTTTTAATCATTTCAATCACCCCCAATCTTTTTAATTTGGTTACTTCGCGGGGCAACTTAATGCCCCGCGCGGTAAACAAACTACGCTGCCAGTAGCTTGAAACTTTCTTTTTCCAGGTCAATCTGTTTGTCTTTATTGCCTATGCCCTTGGCTATCAAAGACAGGGTGTTAGCCAATCGCCAGGTCGTTTTCTTTTGTGGTAGTAACTCTACGCCGGTGTCTGTCTCGTAGATGTTCTTAATCTTCTCGGCTATCTCTTTGCCGAACCCGCTTTTGCGGATATTAGCAAGCACCTTGGCTACGTCCGGTTCGGTCTGCGCACTGCTTTGAATCTTATCGGTAAGCAGCCCAACATGCTTGGTGGATTCACCGACAACATCTTCAACCGCGCTGGCCACGGCCTTTGAATCTAACGTCTGGGTACGTTCCGAAAAGATAACTGATTCACCATCGCCCCACTCAAAACGTTTCCCCAAGTGAACCTTACGCAATAGGTCATAGCCTATTGCCAGGTTAGCACAGGCTATACGCAGGACAAGCATTTCAATCTGCATGGCCTGGCTGCCGTAGTCACCGGTTGTTAGATTCAAACCGTACACTACGAATTCCTCTGGGGCTACTTCAATCATTTCCGGCTTGATGAAAGAAATTTGGTAGCGGTAATCAGTATTCATACCACGATACGGAACGAATCCCGAACTCACCGCCTTGTTTACGAAAGCCTCAAAAACGGGTGAAGCATCCATGCGCCGGTATGACGGTGACAGAAAACCTTTGATGGTATTACCCACTCTGCGTACCAACGCGCCATCCTTCATATTGACTTCGCGTAGCCTGTTTAGGTTC